GGGGATACTAAATACAAACACCCACTCGGGTCTAAAACTGAAACTAGCAATAAGGGACTGGAAGAAATGATACAATCTGTCCGTTTGGTTTCGTTCTCGAAACCATCGGAAGATTTTTCTGAGGAGTTGAAAGATTGTCAAGACCTTATATCATTTTGTGCAAGGGTGTCAAATCCTAGCAATCAGTTGAATACAAAAACCACAGAAAAACTTCTGGAATACATGATCAAGCACAAGCATTGGTCACCATTCGAAATGGCAAGTGCGTGTTTAGAAATCACAACTACTAGAGATATCGGTCGTCAAATTCTACGGCACCGTTCGTTTTCGTTTCAAGAGTTCAGTCAGAGGTACGCCGACCCCGTGAAAGAACTTGAGTTTACAACCAGAGAGACACGCTTACAAGATCCGAAAAATCGGCAGAACAGTGTTGAAATCGAAAATGATCCATCAATACAAGAAGATCCTGCGAAACAAGAGCTGATATCTGAGTGGAGCCGAAAGCAAGCTGGAATCACAAAATTAGCAACAGATGCATACCGCTGGGCGATTGAAAATAACATAGCGAAGGAACAGGCGAGGGCTGTGTTGCCGGAAGGTTTAACTGTTTCTAAGATGTATATGAATGGCACGCTAAGATCTTGGATACACTATATAGAACTACGAACAGAAGCAGGGACTCAGAAAGAACACCGCGAGATAGCAAAGAACTGCGGTTTGGTTATAGCAAAGATCCTACCTATGATATCGAAAATATCTTACTGAGTTAACAATTTAAATAATAATCCTAGGGAATATATATATGGCACGAGAACGGCAGCATTTGGGAATTACTATTGACCTTTCGAGAGAGAAAGGTCTTTCGGATTTTGCGAAGAGCTTGTTGAAAGAATATTACTGTCGTAAGGATGAAAAGAATTCTCAAGAAGCATTTGCTCGTGCCGCTGTTGCTTATTCCAGCGGCGATATGAAACTCGCACAAAGGATTTATGATTACGCATCAAAGGGCTGGTTTATGTATTCCAGCCCTGTTTTGTCTAATGCCGTTTTGCCTGGAGAAAAAGTAAAAGCTCTGCCGATATCTTGCTTTCTGACATATGTTCCCGATACACTCGAAGGCTTGATCGACCATACAGGGGAGCTGCGTTGGTTATCTGTTAAGGGCGGCGGTGTTGGTGGCCACTGGTCTGATGTGCGTTCAGTAAGTAATATTGCTCCAGGTCCGATTCCGTTTTTGCATACAGTCGATTCCGATATGACTGCTTATCGTCAGGGAAAAACGCGCAAGGGTTCATACGCTGCATATCTAGATATTTCACATCCGGATATTATAGAGTTTCTCTCTATTCGCGTTCCGACTGGTGACGTTAATAGAAAGTGCCTCAACCTCAATCACGCTGTAAATATTACAGATAAATTTATGAACGCAGTTGAGAACGATGAAGATTGGAATCTTGTCGACCCCAACGATAGCAAGCCACGTGAAACTATGAAAGCACGCAAGCTATGGGAAACCCTCCTCGAAGTGCGCTATCGCACAGGCGAACCATATCTCAACTTTATTGATACAGCGAACCGAGCTCTTCCTGAAACGCAAAAGAAACTCGGTCTCAAGATTAACGGTTCAAATCTTTGCAATGAAATTCACCTCGTAACCAATGATGAACGTACAGCTGTTTGTTGTCTATCCTCTGTCAATCTCGAAAAGTTTAATGAGTGGAAAGACACACCGATGGTGCGAGACTTGATTCGTTTTTTGGATAATGTGTTACAAGTTTTCATTGATAATGCCCCCGATACAATTTCGCGTGCTCGTTTTTCCGCTGAGCGCGAAAGGTCACTCGGTCTTGGTGCTATGGGGCTGCATTCATATTTCCAAAAATGCAACGCACCGTTTGAAAGCGACCATGCTTCGGAACTCAATAAACGTATTTTTCAACATATCAAACAAGAGGCAATCAAAGAAACCCAAAATCTCGCTAAAGATCGAGGTGAAGCACCAGACATGGTCGGCTCTGGGTTCCGTAATGCCCATTTGATTGCGATCGCACCGAATGCGAACAGTGGTGTTATTGCTGGAACATCACCATCTATCGAACCTGCTAAAGCTAATGCATATACACACCGCACCCGTGTTGGTTCTTATTTGGTTAAGAACAGATACCTCGAAAAGCTGCTAAAGGATATTGGCAAAGATACACAAGATGTTTGGAGTAGTATCATAACGAATGGTGGATCAGTTCAGCATCTTAATTTTCTCGACTCCGATCAAAAACGTGTGTTTGCAACCGCGAATGAGATACCGCAAATGGCGTTGGTCAGACAGGCTGCTGATCGCCAAAAATATATTTGTCAGGGTCAATCACTGAACCTATTCTTTCCGGCTGGTGCAAACAAAGGTGAGTTATCAAAGATTCATTATATGGCATGGAAGCTAGGATGCAAGGGTTTATATTATTTGAGAACGGAATCATCTAATCGCGCGGAAAATGTATCAAAGAAAGTTGAGCGCGACCGTTTAATGGATGGTGTGGAAGTTGAAACACAGGAAGAATGTATAGCATGTCAAGGCTGATGGAGATATAATATGGCGAAAAGATCGAAAACTGTTATCGTATCTAAACATGAAACGATAGCAAAAAAGACTAGCATCGGCGGTAATCATTCTATGATTAAAACATCGTCGATGAATAAAAGCAAAAGACGCAGCTACAAAAAATACAGGGGGCAAGGAAGATAATGGATAGTATCCGCATCGTTTCTAAGTCAGACTGTCCATTTTGCCTTAAAACAAAAGATTGGTTGGACCGTCGGGGATTCACATATACTGAAGATGTGATGGATGAGGAAGAGATACGTTTATCATTTTACCAGCAACACAAAGTTAACACAGTTCCACAAATTTTCATAAATGATAAATTGATTGGCGGGTACACACAGCTGTTAGACCAAGGAGAATCACTGGTTC